GACTAACGCACTCCTATATAGGCACAGTAGCCGCTCGCATCATTATATAGCTTGTTTTTCTGCGTCATGTAGTGCGAGATAAAAAAAATGGCAAGACCAAAAAAAATGATCGACACAAGCGATCCTCAGAAAATTGAAAACTTAGAGGACCGGAGAAAATTTTATCAAAGTGAGCTCGCAAGAATTAAAGTTGAACAGGCTTCGAACAAATTAATTGATGGAACAATTGTAAAAAATCAAGCTTTCAAAACTGCGCGCACAGTTAGAGATGCACTCCTTGCAATTCCTGGAAGGGTGTCGGCGGATCTCGCGTCAGAAACATCAACCTTTGAAATAGAAAAAATTTTAGACACAGAAATTAGAACGTGCTTAGAAAATTTATCAAAAGAATTAGAACTATCTAATCCTGAGATGGAAATTTTAGATGACGACGAATAATTTTTACATAAACGGATTTATTGGGGGATTAAAACCAGATCCGAGAATCACTGTATCAGAATGGGCGGATAAGTACAGGATCTTACCAAGTAAAGGCTCTGCTGAACCTGGAAGATATAGAACTGCTAGAGCTCCGTACTTGAAAGAGATTATGGATAATTTGTCTCCTACATCTCCAGTAAAAAAAATTGTTTTTATGAAGAGTTCTCAGGTTGGCGGAACTGAAATTGGGCTTAACTGGTTGGGTTTTATATTTCACATGTCTCCTGCGCCAGTGATGATTATTCAGCCAACTATCGAGTTAGCAGAAAGATTTTCGAAACAGCGCGTTCAACCAATGATTGATGAAACACATCCATTAGGTGAGATCATTGCACCGGCGAGATCAAGGGATTCTGGTAATTCTATTTTGATTAAAGAATTTACCGGCGGCGTTCTAATTATTTCTGGAAGTAACTCGCCTTCGAGTTTGAGATCAATGCCAATTAAATATTTATTTGCTGATGAGGTTAGCGCTTACGAGGGAAACTCGGAGGGAGATCCACTTGCACTAGCTGAAAAAAGAGCTCAAACATTTGCAAGGCGTAAAATCTTCTTAAACTCGACTCCTCACAGTAAAGACACCTGTAGAATAGAAAACGAGTTCTTAAAGACGGATCAAAGGCGTTATTTTGTACCATGTCCTGAGTGTGGTGAATACCAGTACTTGCAATTTAAAAATTTAAAATGGGAAGAAAACAATCATAGGACAGCAAAGTATGAATGTGAGAAATGTTCGGCGCTCATTCCTGAGCATAAGAAGACTAAGATGTTGGCTAAGGGCGAGTGGAGAGCTACCGCTCCTTCTGATGATGACAGTGTTGTTGGTTATCATATTAATTCTCTCTACTCTCCACTTGGCTGGTGTAGTTGGGCTGATATTGTTGATGAGTTCTTAAAAGCTAAGAGTAACCCAGAGAAACTTAGAACTTGGGTAAATTCAATTTTAGGCGAGACCTTCGAAGAGGAGTTTAGTGCAAAAATTGGAGCTGAAGGACTACGCGGAAGAGTTGAGACGTGGGAGCCAAATAAGTTGCCAAGTGGCGTTCGTGTGTTAGTTGCTGGGGTCGACGTTCAAGATAACCGTTTTGAGATTTCAATTTGGGGATACGGACGTGGAGATGAGAGTTGGTTAGTTAATCACCAAGCAATTCATGGGGACCCAGCTCAACCAGAGATTTGGAAATCGCTCGATAGCATTTTAAATCGAGAATGGGATTCAATGGATGGATTTAGGATTCCTATTTCTGCTGCTGGAATAGACAGCGGTGGTCACTTCACGCATGAGGTTTATGCTTACGTAAGAGAAAAGAGGAGTCATAAAGTAAAAATTATGGCAATGAAGGGACAGTCCCAGCGTGGAAAACCAGCTATTGGCAAGCCTAGCAAAATGGATATTAATTTTAGAGGACAGAGCTTAAAGGCTGGTGTTGATTTATATCCCATCGGAGTTGATACGATTAAGACAACTCTATATGGACGTTTGAAAATTTCTGAACATGGAGAGGGTTTTATCCACTTCAACGCAGTAACTACCGACGATTATTTTCAACAGTTAACCAGTGAAAAACAGGTGACGAGATACGTTAGGGGTTTTCCAGTTAGAGATTGGGTAAAACAAAATGGAGTAAGGAATGAGGCTCTTGACTGCGCTGTTTATAGTTTTGCTGCTTACCAGTGGGTATGCACGAGGTTTCATCGGGCGACGATGTGGGAGCAGATAGAAAAGCAACTTGGGTTAAAAGGCGTTCCGATAAAGGAAGAAAAAAAGATTGAAGAAGTTAAGCAACCGGAACAGAATATAGATGAGCCATTGAAACAACAGATAACTCAGCGAAGAAATACGCACATAAAACGCGGTGGAAGTTTTGTTAAGGGTTATTAGGAGCCAATTAATGAAAATAGTATCTAAAATCACTTCCGGAGATTCTACAAGTTGGATTGATGACGCAAGTACGGATAATATTGGCAACACAGTTTCATCGGCTGATTACACTTTGACTTATGAACTAAGAGGACCTGGATCTCTCACTCTGACTGGTGTTGCAAATGGGACGGGATGGAAAACTGATATCACTACAACCCAGAGTGGAAATTTAAAACCTGGAACTTATTACTGGCAAGCATTCGCCACTAAAGTTAATACTAGGGTAATGCTTGGAAGTGGGTCAATAGTTGTTGAGCCAAATCTTGCTGTTGCTGTTGCTGGATTCGATGGAAGATCACAATCAGAAAAGGACCTCGCAGCGGTACAAAATGCTATTAGAGTTATGATCAGTGGCGGAGCTGTTGCTGAATATAGCATCGGCGGTAGATCACTTAGAAAAATTTCATTAACAGATTTGTTGGCGTTGGAAAGTTCATTAAAAGCATCTGTTTTTAGGGAGCAAAAAAAGAACGCTATTGAAAACAACCTTGGAAATCCTTCTAACGTGTATGTGAGGTTCAAATAATGTGGCCGTTTAAAAAGAAAAAAGTTGAAGCTCCTAAGCGGATATTTGCAGGAGCAGTTAATGGGCGTTTGACATCAGATTGGATTGCATCTTCTGGATCTCAAGATAGTGAAATCAAATCTAGTTTGGTTTTGCTTAGAAACAGATCTAGGCAATTAATCAGGGATGTTGACTATTGTAGAAGCGCCCAAAGAGCAGTCAGAAATAATGTAATTGGTTGTGGAATAGGAATGCAGTCTCAGGTTCGCATGAAACGCGGCGGAAAATTAAACTCCGCTGTTAATTCAATGATCGAAATGAAGTGGGAAAAGTGGAAGAAAAAACATAATTGTCATACCGCTGGGATGTTGGATTTCTCTGCTATGGAGAGAACAATAATGGACTCCGTTTTTGAAAGCGGAGAGATCTATGTCAGATTAATTACTCAAGCAATGGGTGACATGAAAACTCCATTAGCTCTTGAGCTCATTGAATCGGATTTATTAGATGAGAGTTACAATGAGGTTTTAGGAAATGGTAATCATGTAAAAATGGGCGTGGAGTTATCAAAATGGGGTAGACCCGTTGCTTACCACTTTCGCAATAGACATCCTGGGGATTACAGTTCAGTAGACTATTCTAAAACGAGTCGAGTAAGGATTCCAGCCGATGAGATTTTACCATTATTTATTACTGATCGTGTTAATCAGAATCGCGGTGTCCCTTGGTTATCTAGTGCGATAATGCGTTTAAGACAGATGTCCCAATATGAAGAAGCGGAAATTATTGCAGCAAGAGCTACAGCGGCTCTTATGGGATTTATCGAATCTCCTGATGGGGAAGTCCCGTCCGATGGAATAATTGACGGAGATCGCGTGACAGATTTTGAGCCAGGAGTTTTTAAATATTTAGCTCCAGGGGAAAAGGTATCAGTTCCAAACATCACTAGACCTGGTGGTCAGTTCGATCCGTTCATGCGTGCAATGCTAAGAGGCGTTAGTGCAGGAGCAGGAGTTTCGTACGAGACAATCTCTAAGGACTATTCGCAGAGTAACTACAGTTCTAGTCGCTTGTCTCTATTAGACGACAGAGATAATTGGAAGGTTTTACAATCTTGGATTATCTGCAATTTTCACGAAATAGTGTTTAAGAAGTGGTTGGATCTATCAGTTTTGAGTGGAGAACTCGAAATTAAGGACTACGAACTAAATCCAGATGCTTATTGCGTACCGAAATGGATGCCTCGTGGTTGGAGCTGGATTGATCCAGCAAAAGAAGTTCAAGCATATAAAGATGCGATTAGATGCGGATTCGCAACTCAGTCTGAAGTCATTGCTCAGTCTGGAGGAGACTTCGAAGAATTAATGATCCAAAGAGCTAGAGAAATTCAAGCCGCCGAGGACTTAGATTTGTATTTCGATACTAACCCAGAGGATACTCAGCCAAATGGATCTATGGTTCAAGATAATGAGGTAGAACCCCCCCACTGATAATTCCGTTGAGACTGATTAAAAACTGATCTACTCTATTTAGTATGAAACTAAAAAAGCAATTTAGGCATTTAAGCCTAGGTGACATTAGAGAGATCGATAATGAAAATAGTTTTGAGTTTTCTTTTTCTTCAGAGTTTCCTGTTGAGAGATTTTTTGGAACAGAAATTTTATCCCATGAACAAGGCGCTGCTGATTTATCTCGTCTCAATGACGGTGCTGCTCTCCTTTGGAATCACGATATGGCCGATCAGATCGGTGTGGTAGATAGTGCTGAGATCAGAGGAAAAAAAGGATATGCAAAAGTCCGATTTGGTTCTTCTACGAAAGCAAAAGAAATCTACACAGATGTCAAAAGTGGAATCATCAGAAATGTCTCGTTTGGATATCAGATTATGGAAATGGACCAAGGCGGAGAAAAGACCAGTCCAGTCTTTACAGCAACTCGATGGATGCCATACGAAATCAGTTTTGTATCTATTCCAGCTGATCCAACAATCGGCGTAGGTAGAAGCGCAGATGAGGACGAAGTCGAAGTAAAAATAAATCAAAAAGGAAATAAAATGAAAAAGAGAAATGTCGAAGAAAAAGAAATTGAAGAAGTTAAAGTTGAAGCGGCTGCGACTGAAGAAGTCAAAGTCGAAGAAACTAAGGTTGAAGCTGTTGAAGAAGTTAAGGAACAAGTCAACATTCAAGAAATTAAATCTGAAGCAGTTTTAATTGAGCGTGCCAGAGTAACCGCAATTCAGGCACTTGGTGAGAAATTCGGAAAGTCCGATCTTGCTCGACAGCTCATTGACGGCGGTAAATCACTAGAGGAGGCTAGAATCGCCGTGTTAGAAACAATTAAAGAGGGTCAAAAACCCGTAACTGGAAAAGAAGCAGAGATCGGTTTAACTGAAAAAGAAAAACGGTCTTATTCGTTCTTGAGAGCTATCAACGCTCTTTCGAACCCAACTGACAAAAAAGCTCAAGAGGCTGCAAGATTCGAAATGGAATGTTCGGATGCCGCAGCTGAACAAGCTGGAAAAGCATCTCGCGGATTGATGATCCCTGTTGATGTTCTAGCTCACAAGCGTGACTTAACTGTTGGAAGCGCTAGCGCTGGTGGTAACTTAGTCGCAACTGATTTACTCTCTGGATCTTTTATTGAGCTCTTGAGAAATAAATCTGTTGTTATTGCAGCTGGAGCTCAACAACTTAACGGTTTAAAAGGTTCAGTAGCTATCCCTAAACAATCCGGAGCTGCAACAGCTTATTGGGTTGCTGAAAGTGGAGCTCCTTCTGAATCTGCTCAAACAGTCGCTCAAGTAACTATGTCTCCAAAGACAATTGGTGCTTATACTGACTGGTCTCGTAAATTAATGCTCCAATCAAGCATTGACGTAGAAAACATGGTTCGTAACGACCTTGCTCAAGTGTTAGCTCTTGGAATTGACTACGCAGCACTTTACGGTTCAGGTTCTTCCAACCAACCTCTCGGATTAAAAGGAATCCTTGCAGCATACAATTCTGCTTCTCAAGAGTTGAATCTTGCAGCTGCTACTCCTACATTCGCAGAAATTATCTCTTTGGAATCCAAAGTTAGTGCTAACAACGCATTAGCTGGAAACATGAAGTATTTAGTTAATGCTTCAATGGCCGGATCTCTTAAAGGTAAAGAAAAAGCGTCTGGATATCCTGTTTACGTTCTCGAAGGTGGGATGATGAACGGATATTCTACTTTGATCTCTAACCAAGTAGCATCTGGTGATGTTTTCTTCGGAAACTTCGCAGATATGATTCTTGGATTCTGGTCTGGTCTTGACCTTATGGTTGATCCATACGGACAAGCTACTTCTGGAACTGTTCGCCTTGTAGCTTTACAAGATTGCGACATCGCAGTTCGCCATGAAGTATCGTTTTCTCGCGGAAATGACACGCCTTAATTAAAAACCTATCCATAGGGAGAGGGGGGCTGAGTTATGACCAGCTCCCCTTTTTTATGAGGAGAAAAAATGAATATATATAATTTTGGACAATTAGAAAAATTTACTCTTATTCCTTCCGCAGCTATTACCGCAGATGGAAACGGAACTGGAGTTGATTTGTTGGCTTATGAGGGTGACATCTGCAT